AGAACCGCGAACTGCTTGAGCGCATGTCGCACCTCGACCAACGAATGCGCGGATCAGAAGTTCACCGAGTCGACAACGACCTGGAAGACGCGCAAAACCGAATTGCTTTTGCAAAGGCAAAGATCAGAGAGGCCGCCGAGACTGGAAACGGCGATTTGCTGGTCAACGCCCAGGAGATGCTGCAAGACTCGACCAAACAGTTTGAAGCTTTGGCTGGACTGCGCGATCGAATGGTCAAGCAGCCTGCACCAGCATCCACGCCGAAGCAGGCACGCCCAGACCCTGCCGTTCAGCGAATGGCCGCAGATTGGTTGCGAAACAATTCCTGGTACGACCCGAAGGGTGGTGATCCCGATTCCAAACGCGCCTTGTTGCAAGATCAGGCGCTGCATGAAGAAGGGTACGACCCCTCCACGCCGGAATATTGGGAGGAGCTTGATGATCGCTTGCAAAAGTTGATCCCGCACAGGTATACTGACACTACAGACGAAGAGCCAAGGAGGACTTCTAGGCCAAGAAACGTGGTGACGGCATCTGGACGCAACACACCCAGTTCAACCGGAGGCGCAAATCAGTTCACGCTATCGCGTGATCAGGTTCAAGCGATGAAGGACGCTGGAATGTGGGATGACCCAGTTAAAAGAGCGAAAATGGTAAAACGTTACGCTGTCGAATCACGGAATAATGCAAATAGGAGTTAATCATGGATACACGTCTCAAAAAAAATCTCTCAGCCGGTGGGCGCGAATCACGCGCTAATCATGACCCTGTTCGTGAGGCACCCGAGGATAAGTTGATTTCCGCTGATGAACGTCGAAAGATGTGGAAAGAGGAATTCACGCAAAGCGCATTGCCCAATGTCCCTGCTTTGAAGGGATTTCACCTTTGCTGGTTATCGACCACGAATAGCTACGACAGCATTGATAAGCGCATTCGGCTTGGTTACGCCCCCGTCAAAGCGGAGGAATTTCCTGGCTACGAGAATTGGCGCGTAAAGGCTGGTGAGCACGCTGGTTTCATCGCATGCAACGAGATGCTTTTGTACAAGATTCATATGGATCAGTATCAGGACATCATGGCGCACTTCCACCACGAAGCGCCCCTTGAAGAAGCTGAGAAAATCCGTCGGAATGCAGAGCAGCAAGTTGGACGCGATAGCTCAGGCAGACGCCTGGGTCAGATAGAAGGCGAAGGTTTGGACAGTATTGACACACCGATCCCAGCGCCAGCTTTTACTGGCTAAGGGTTGTTCTTCCAAACAAGGAGCCGACTATGTCAGCAACAAACGCTCCGTTCGGCTTGCGTCCTGCGTACCACCCCTCCGGGTTGGATCGCGCTCAGGCGCTTGCTGGCGGTATTGCTTCGGGGTTTTCCTCGAACATTCTGAAAGGCCAAGCGGTTAAATACAACGCTTCGGCAGGTACTATCGGCCCCGTCACCGGCACGGAAGCTTTCTCGGGAGCTTTTGCTGGTGTTGAGTTCACCGATACAACCGGTCGTCGCCGCGTGTCCAACTATTGGCCCGCATCCACAGCTTATCAAACTGGTTCTTGCATTGCCTATTTCTACAACGACCCCAATATCGTTTATGAAATTCAAGCAAACGGTTCAGTCGCTCAGACGTCTATCGGCAACGAAGCGAATCTGTTGACTGCCGCCCTTGCTGACGGTTCTGCAACTACCGGCCTGTCCCAAGCCACCCTGTCCACCACTTTGGTTGGCAACGGCGTCCAGGGCCAGATGCGAATTGTGGACATCGCCCCGTATCCTGATAATGCATGGGGCGACTCATTCACTATCGTGCGTGCGGTTATCTCTAAAACACAAATGTTCGGTGAATTCACCGCATTTGCTTAATTGGGAGACTAGACAATGGCCGCTCCAATGCGCAGTACGGACTTTAGAAGCATCGTTGAACCAATTCTCAACGAGTGCTTCGACGGAGTCTATGACCAACGCACCGATGAATGGTCACGGGTTTTCCGTGAGCAAGAAGGTATTCCCCGCAACTACCACGAAGAGCCTGTGCTCTACGGTTTTGGTGCCGCGCCGCAACTGCCCGATGGCAGCCCGGTTACGTACCAACAAGGTGGTGTGCTGTTCCTGAAACGCTACGTGTACAACGTGTATGGCTTGGCCTTCGCGTTGACCAAAGTTTTGGTGGAAGACGGCGACCACATCCGTATCGGTCAGGTGTATGCCCGCCATTTGGCTCAATCTCTGATTGAAACCAAAGAAACGCTGGCAGCCAACGTGCTGAATCGTTCGTTCAACTCATCCTACCAAGGTGGTGATGGCGTTGCACTGAACAGCGCGTCTCACCCCATCGTGAACGGTACCGCCAGCAACTTGCTGACCACCGCTGCCAATCTGTCGCAGACCTCCCTGGAGCAAATGCTGATTCAGATTCGCCAAGCTGTGGACAACAACGGCAAGAAGATTCGCTTGGTTCCACGTCAATTGATCGTGGCTCCTGGCAACATCTTCCAGGCCGAAGTGCTGTTGAAATCGGTTTTGCGTACTGGCACCGCCAACAACGACATCAACCCCGTCAAGGCCATTGGCCTGTTGGACGAGGGCGCTGCCGTGTTGTCGCGTTTGACCAGTTCCACCGCATGGTGGGTGCAGACCGACGCGCCTGAAGGCTTGAAGCTGATGATGCGTCGTAAGCTGGAAAAAACCATGGAAGGCGATTTCGAAACCGACTCCATGCGTTACAAGGCCACCGAGCGTTATGACCTCGGCTGGACTGACTGGCGTGCCGCCTACGGTACTCCTGGCGTGTAAGCCAACGGGGCGGGCTTTAAATCCCCGCCCCTTTTTTTAACCCCCTAATTCGGTTCAAGCCGTAACGGAGAAAAAAATGCCTCAATTTTCAGACGATCTTTTTCTTGGCTCCGCCCCAACGTCAATGGGTGCATCGCGGTACCAAAACACCCCAACATTCACCGGCTCTCAAGCAACAACTGTATTAACAGTTACCGCTCTTCTTAACGGCGTGCCGCTACAAGTTGGCATGTTTATTAACGGCACCAGCGTCACGGCTGGCACCTTCATCACTTCGTTTGGCACGGGCACTGGCGGCATTGGAACGTACAACGTCAACAACTCAGCCACTGCCACTTCAACGACCATGGTTGGCGGCTTTGAAGATTACCTGCCCGATCCTTCGCAGATGGATTTGGGCGTTGGCCCCCTGGGCCGAATCTTTGTTTGGGACACCGTGCCTACCGTGCTAAACGCGGCCAACATTTGCGCATCGCAAACCCCCGCCGCCGCTGGAGCTTTGACTTTGTTGACAACCAGCACGCTGGGCGGTCGATACGTTACCCGCCCGGACGGTACCAACGTCATTCAGCTTGACGTGCCGCGTGGCGTTTCTGTCACCTTGGCCGCAGCCGGAACCGCCCGCACCTACACCGTTGCCGGTTTTGACGTTTACGGCCAAGCAATGAGCGAAAACATCACCACCGTTGCCAGTTCCACCGTATCGGGCAAAAAAGCGTTCTTCCAGATTGCCTCCGTGACCGGTTTGGTTGGTGGTTCATCCACCGCAGTGACTGTTGGCACAACCGATGTTTTGGGCTGCCCCATTCGCGTGACTGACTTTGGCTACATCCTTCACATTGGCTACAACAACACCATTGCTGACGCTGCTGGTACGTTCGTCAACGCCGATCAAGCCACCGCAACCACCACCACCGGTGATGTTCGCGGCACCTACACGCCAGCATCCGCAACGGACGGCATTAAGCGTCTAGTCATGAGCTTGGCTGTTCCTGGCATTGCCGCTGGCCCCAATGCCACCCGCCTGGGTGCCCTGGGTGTAAACCAAAACTTGGCTTCCTGATAGGAGATCAGCATGGGACAATTTAAACCTATGGTCAAAATGACCACTTCTGAGCCTTCGGTCATGCTGAAGATGAAGAAAGGCGGACACGCCAAGATGCCAAAAATGGCAATGGGCGGCACTCCGCCTGACTTCAAAAAGATGGACGAGTCTCGCAGTGCCATGGACATGCTGTCCGATACGCCAGCCTTGGTTGGCCGCCCGGCCATCAATGCACCCGTCCGCAGCCCCGGCAAGCCCTCAATGGCCGCCCGCCGCAAGGCAATGATGGGCAAGATGGACAAGATGGACAAGGGCATGGCAAGCACCAAGCCCACCAAGCCCATGGGCATGCCTGCGGCCGCAATGCCCAGCATGAAGGCCAAGGACGGCGGAAGCACTGACAAGGCGCAAGACAAGGCCATGATCAAGAAGGCGTTCAAGCAGCACGACATGCAGGAGCACAAAGGTGGCAAGGGCACCAAGCTGGCCTTGAAGAAGGGCGGCATGGCCGATGACTGCTACGCCGACGGCGGGATGGTGGGCCACAAGCCCATGGCAGCGCCAGCAACCGCAAAGCCAAACACCCCCAATCGCCAAGCCGGTGAATATGCTCAAACCGCAATGCGCTCTGCCAAGCCCCGCGCCGATAAAGGCAAGACAGGCGAAGTAAGGGAGCAAAACGGCGGCGGCTATGCCACTGGCGGCGTTGTGAATGGCAACGGCGGTGGCTTTGCTACCGGCGGGGTTGCAATGAGCAATGCAGGCGGCTACAAGAATGGTGGTGCCTCAAAAAAGTTTGCTAGGGGTGGATCGGTGATCGATGACGGCAAGGCGCAGGCCATGCCCCAAGGATCAAAGGCCGCCCCTGCGCCCAAAACTCAGTCGAATCTTTCCGGAACGTACAAAAAAGGCGGCAGCGTCGTAAACAAAAAGCTGCACGCCATTTTTGGGTCGGAAAATGCGCCTGAGATGAAGGACGCGAAAACAATGAGCAGGCTTGAGTACAAGACCAGCGAAGGGTCTAAGCCAATGAACAAGGCTCCACGTTTTCAGTAAAAAGCAGAGTCAAGCGGGGGCCACGGCCCCTGCTTTTAAATGAATAGGTGAGAACATGTCTGTACAAGTCGCAAACTCAGGTGCATTACCGCAAAACGACAACCGCGCAAATACTGAGGTTTCGTTACGCTCGGCTGCATACGATCCGGTTGATAAGCTGCGCATCTCAGCCCCTCAATCACTGATTGACACCGACTTCGAGTACGGCGTACAGCCCACAAAGTGGGAGTCTGTTTACATGCAAAACAACAGGCAGTCTTGCTACTACTCTCCCAATCAGCCGCTGTCGGCAACGGGCGTCACAAGCATCACTGGCGACAACGTGTCACCCCGATCCTTGGTAACCGTTCTTGCAAGCAACACCGGCGGCATGGTTGCCGGTCAGCCTGTTTTTGTGCAGTCTTCGCTTTCGGTTCCGGCCAATGGCTGGTACAGAGTTGAATCAATTACAGCAAACGTTTCGTTCACGTACTACGCGGGCGGGCAAGTGTCTGCCACTAACCAGTACAACCCGGCCCAAACGTTTATTTACCCTGGTTACTTTTACTCCAACTGCGGTATCCAATTAACTGGAACGTCCGCCATTACGGCCGTCGGCACAACCGTCACCGTGACAACCACAAACCCCCATGGCCTAAGTTACCTCAGCTTAATTTATCTGACCGGTCTGACCGGTACAAACCCGCCAAACGGTGCCTGGACTGTCACAAGCGTGCCCACCGCAAACACGTTTACGTTTACCAGCATTTTGAATGCAAGCGCAATCGTCAATGCCGCAGGCACCACCAACCTTTTTGCTCGACCTACTGGCGGCGTTCAGACGCGGCCATTTGACGGCGGCGTAAGTTTTACTGCTGGTGCAAACGTGCCAAATGCGCAATTGATTCGTCAAACTCGAAGATATTTTCGTTACCAATCAGGTAAAGGAATTCAGTTCTCCACCGGTTCTTCCATGAAGCCGCCCATTCAGGTTCAGGGCGTAACGGCGGCCGGTCAGATCGTAACAGTCACGACCCAAGAGGCGCACAACTTGGCGATCAACACCGTGATCACCATGACCGGTGCCGTTCAAACTGCGTATAACGGCAACTTCACAATTTTGACCGTTCCTTCACTTACCACGTTTACTTACCAAGCTGTTTCGCCTCCCACGGTTTCGCCTGCAACCACGGTAACCGGCTTCAGGCTTACGCCAGCATCGTGGTATGGAAGCGCAAACCGAGTTGGCATTTTTGACCAGCAAAACGGTTTGTTTTTTGAGTTTGACGGGCAGACCTTGTTTGCCGTTCGTCGATCAAGCACACAACAAATTTCTGGCTCTTGCCAGCCAGTAAATGGAAGCTCTTCCATTGTTGGCTTGAACACCTCTTTTGCAACGCAACTAAATGCTGGTGACTTTGTTGTTATTCGCGGTCAATCGTATCGAGTGATCAACGTTGCAAGCAACACTCAGATGTACGTTTCGCCCGAGTACCGAGGCGCAAGCTACAGTGGTTCAGCCGCTGGTGGATTTAGGATGTCGTTGACAGTTGACACCAAGGTGCCTCAGTCGCAATGGTTTGATAAGTGCGACGGCAACGGCCCGTCTGGCTACGTCCTGGACTTGTCGCGCATGCAAATGTGGTACATCGACTATTCCTGGTACGGCGCTGGCACGGCCCGTTTTGGATTTAGGGGTGTCGGCGGGGCCGTGACATACGTCACCGCTTTCCAGCACAACAATCGCGAATTTGAGGCATACATGCGCTCGGGCAATTTGCCTGCGCACTACGAGTCAAACGGCTTAGCGCAGGAAACCTTGCTCACCGCTAATTTGCTGTCAACCTCAACCACTCTTGCAACGCCAATTTCGGTGCTGAGTACGGCCGGTTTTCCGCCACAGGGCACATTGAAGATCAGCAATGCTGGCATAACCGGAAGTGTTGAGTACGTCAATTACGCATACAAGAACGACACGACCTTCTTTTTGGCGACCAGCGGCCGGGCACAAACCGGCGGCGCGGCTGCCGCTCAGAACTTTATTTACACCGTTGCAAGCCAAATTTTGGTGGAATACGCTGCCCCCGACTCTGCCGTTGCGCTGAACCATTGGGGTTCATCAGTCATCATGGACGGCCGGTTTGATGACGATAAGTCTTTGCTGTTCAACTACGGGACACTTGCCGTCGTGGCTGTTGCGGCTGGTGCTCAGGTTCCCATTCTGGCTTTGCGAATTGGCCCTTCCGCAGACACCGGGCAAATTGGCTTGCTTGGTATTCGAGAAATTGTCAACCACATGCAGCTTCAGGTTGTCGAGCTTGGCGTTGTGACCACCGGCACATTCTTGATCAATGTGGTTCTGAATGGGTTTTGCACCGGCTTTACCGGAAGTTTCACAACCCCAATTTTGGGAAACCAGATTACGTCGTCCCTGGCGCAAATTGCGGTCAACACTTCAGCGGCCGCCACAATCACTGGCGGCGAATCCGCCGCAGCTTTTTACACCAACCCAACCGGCCAGACAACGTTGGATTTGAGCCAAGTGCGAGATATTGGCAACTCAATCCTTGGCGGCGGAACAGTCAACACTATTCCAACCAACTTCCAAGGTTTCTACCCTGACGGCCCGGATATTTTGTACGTGGTTGCCACCAACACAACGGCAGCTTCTAGGGACATCCAAGCCCGACTGACCTGGACAGAGGCGCAGGCTTGATATGGCAAAGCCCGGACTTTACGAAAACATTAACCGCAAGCAGGAGCGCATCGCAGCCGGAAGCGGCGAAAAGATGCGCCGCCCTGGCAGCGCGGGTGCGCCCACCGCCCAGGCTTTCAAGCAATCAGCAAAAACCGCCAAAAAGAAAACTGGCGGCAAAATGACAAAGTCCTGCTGGTAGTCATGGCAAAAAATCCATCACTAGCTGTCGGACGTGGCGAGAAGCTGTCGGTCGAAAAAGGTGCTGGCTTGACGGCCAAGGGCCGGGCAAAATACAACCGTGAGACAGGCAGCAATTTGAAGGCTCCGCAACCTCAAGGCGGCTCCAGAAGGGATTCTTTCTGCGCACGCATGAGTGGGGTTGTTGAGCACTCAAAGGGTGACGCGCCGCGTGCCAAGGCATCGCTCAAGCGTTGGAACTGTCCGGGTTGGTAATTTAATTTAATTTAATTTGGAGCAAAAATGCCATATCAAAGCAAACCAATGAACGCCCTTCAGCGAAACAACGCAATGTTGTACGGCTCAGGCTCAAGCTCAAATTCCCGCACCCCGGCAAAGCAATCGACCGTTGTTCAGACGGTGCCCCGTGCGGCAACGCCAGCACCCAAAACGGTCGGTAACTACAGTGCTTCGTTCAACACTGCCTACAACCGATTAAACCCCACACCCGCGCCTAGGTATACGCCTACGTACAGCCCGCCAAGGGCTACGTACAGCCCGCCAAAGGCTACGTACAACCCTCCCGCTCCCGCGCCCGCGCCCAAACAAGAAGAGCCGCCAAATCAGACCGGGCCTGTTACGTCAGGAGAAGACGATCCCATGTACTGGTACAACTTGATGAAGAGCTACGGTTACAAGAAGGGCGGTGCCGTGACCGTGAAAACCACGTCGCGCATCAAGACGGCCCAAAAAGGCAAGAAAAACTCCTGCTGGTAAGGAACCTTAATGGCTTACTCAGGAACCGTTGGTACAACAGTCATCAACGTCCAGACGCTCATTGATCATGGCGCTCGGCGGTGTGGCAAGCTGGCCGAAGAACTTACTTCCGAGCAGGTGCTTTCCGCTCGGGAGTCGCTGTTCTTTTTCCTGTCAAACCTGACCAATCGCGGGATTTTGTATTGGACTATCACCAAGCTTGTTCTTGGCTTGAACGCGGATCAGTACATTTATTCGCTGCCAAAGGGCAGCATTGAAATCCTCAATGCGCTCTACAGGACGCTCGAGCGGCCCACGGGCACCTATGCCTCATCCGCAGGCGGAACCGCCGTCAGCGCCTTTGACAGCGACATTGCCACGTATTGCCAGCAAACCACCGCCAATGGCAACATTTCCGTGGCCTACGGCAGCAACGAGTACATCGGCTCGATTGGCTTCATGCCATACATTGCTGGCGGCGGGAGCGCAATTTGGTATTACGTGCTGGAGTCGTCCGCCGACAACGTAACCTGGAATACGCTGTACACCGGCTCCGCCGTTGCCGTGACTGACAAGCAGTGGGTATGGCAGGACGTTGATCCTGGTTCCAACGTACTGTATTACCGCATGCGTGCAACCGGCGGCACCACGCTGGCTCTGCGTGAGCTTTACTTTGGCAACAACAGCCGCGAAATTCAAATGTCCCGCCTCAACCGCGACGACTACACCAACCTGCCAAACAAGAACTTTACGGCCAACCAGCCGTACCAGTATTGGTTTGATCGCACAATTCCCCAGCCAACGTTCTATCTGTGGCCCGTGCCGCAGACGGAATACGTTCAGGCCACCATTTGGTACTCGCGACAGCCCATGGACGTTGGGGCTTTGACGGGTGAGCTTGAGGTGCCGCAACGTTGGTACGAGGCCGTCCTGTTCAATCTGTCCCACCGCATGGCGCTGGAGATGCCTGGAGTGGCAATGGACAGGATCACCTACCTGGAAAAAATGGCCGCTCAGTTCCTGACTGAGGCCGAAAACGAAGAGCGCGACAAATCGCCGGTTTACTTTGCCCCGAATATTTCACCGTATACGAGGTAAAAAATGCCAGTCTTCCTTAGCACCGAAGGGCTTGCATCTGTAGCAATTGCCGTGTGCGACCGCTGCAAGATGAAGCGCACTTTTGTCAGCTTAATGTCAGACCCAAATTTTCCCGGCTTGCGCGTATGCGACCAGGGCTGTCGGGATGAGTTTGACCCATACCGTTTGCCCGCAAGGCAAACTGAACGCATCAATTTGAGATTCCCGCGACCTGATCTTCCGCTTGACGCCGTTGACGATCAATCGCCGGAGTATGGTGGAAAATATCGTCCATCTTGAGAAAGTAAAGCATGGCACAAGCAAACTACACCCCAATTCAGCTTTACTACTCGGCCACGCTCGGCGCGGTGCCTTTGGCTGCAAACTTGGCCGATGGCGAGTTGGCGATTAACGTTGCCGACGGAAAGCTGTACTACAAGACGTCTGGCGGCGTTGTTGCCATCATTTCGTCTGCCGCAAACGTTTCATCTTTCAGCGCCGGTACAACCGGCTTTACCCCGTCCACGGCCACGTCTGGCGCGGTCACTCTTGCCGGTACATTGAACGTTGCAAGCGGCGGCACCAATCTCACGTCATACACCGCTGGCGACATTTTGTACGCCACGGGCGCTACTACCCTTGCCAAGCTGGGAATTGGCACCGCAGGGCAGATTTTGCAGGTTTCTGGCGGCCTTCCCGCATGGGGCGCGGCCTCCACGGGTGTGACCACTTTCAGCGCCGGTACGACCGGTTTAACGCCGTCCACCGCCACCTCTGGGGCCGTGACCCTGGCCGGAACCCTAAATGCCGTCAGTGGCGGCACGGGCCAGACCGTCTATGCGGTTGGCGACATCATTTATGCAAACTCAACAACAACTTTGGCTAAGCTGCCTGTTTCAACCAACGGGTTCAATTTGACCCTGGTTGGCGGCCTGCCAGCATGGTCTGCGCCGTCTACGGGCGTTTCAAGTTTTACAACCTCACTGGACGGCCTGACGCCAAACGTTGCCACAACGGGCGCAGTCACTCTGGCCGGAACCCTTGGTTCGTCAAGCGGCGGTACCGGGTTCACCACCTACGCCGCAGGCGACATGATCTATGCATCGGCCACCAACACCCTGGCTAAGCTGACGGCGGGCACCAACGGGCAGTATTTGGTTTTGACGGGCGGCGTGCCTGCCTGGACAACCGTGGCGGCAGGCGGGGTGACATCATTCAGCGCGGGAACCACTGGGCTTACGCCAAGCACCGCATCTACCGGCATAGTCACCCTTGCCGGTACCCTTGCGACGGCCAACGGCGGCACCAACATCACCGCGTACACCACCGGCGACCTGCTGTACGCGTCGGCATCAAACACGCTGTCCAGGCTGCCCGCAGGCACCAACGGGCACGTCCTGACCCTTGTTGGCGGCGTCCCTGCGTGGCAAGCGTCCACGGGCGGCGTCACGTCGTTCCAGACCTCGCTTTCAGGGCTAACCCCCAGCACGGCCACCACCGGCGTTGTTACGCTGGCCGGAACACTTGGCATCACTTCTGGCGGCACAAACCTGACCAGCTACACAGTCGGCGACCTCATCTACGCGTCCGCCACCAATACTCTGGCAAATCTGGGAATTGGCTCCAACGGTCAGGTTTTGACGGTTGTTGCTGGCAACGTGGGCTGGGCCTCAAGCGGCTCCTCCGGCGTTGCGTCTATTTCGTTTAGTACCTCTGGCTTGACGCCCGCCACACCCAGCACCGGGTCTATTGTTCTTGGCGGCGCTTTAAATACAACTTTCGGCGGAACGGGCATAACCGGCTACACCGCTGGCGATACCCTGTATTACGTCAGCGGCAACGCGCTGAGCAAGCTGGCCTTGGGCGCTGCAAATGCCCTGTACGTGGTCAATTCAGGCGGTACAGCGCCAACGTATGCCAGCTTGTCAACGGTGCTGAACACCATTTCTAGCACCCAGGGCACAATTCTTTACCGCAGCACCGGTAGCTGGTTGGCGCTTTCCCCAGGCACAAGCGGCCAATTTTTGAAAACTCAAGGCTCTGGCGCAGACCCGGTGTGGGACACCGTGGCCGCAAGCGGTGGCGTAACCAGCATTACGTTTGGCAGCACAGGGTTGACGCCGAGCACTGCCACTACGGGTGCGGTGACCGTGGGCGGCACATTGATTGTGGGCAACGGCGGCACTGGAATTAACAGCTACGCCATTGGCGACATCCCTTACGCAAACGCAACAACAACTCTGACAAGACTGACGATTGGCACTGCCAGTCAAATTATGACGGTAAACGGGACTGCCACGGCACCTCAGTGGGTCAGCAGCCTAAACACGGGCCAAGGCGGCACCGGGCTTACTACGTACACCGCAGGCGACACCCTGTACTACGGGGCGGGCACCACCTTCAGTAAGCTTGCCATTGGTGCCACCAGCACCATCATGCTGTCCAACGGTACTTCACCAACCTGGAGCACGGTCACTGCCGTTCTGGACACCATTGGAAGCACCCAGGGCCAAATCTTGTATCGCGGGGCTGCCTCTTGGGCGGTGCTCCCCACGGGAACCTCGGGCAACGTATTGACGACTGGCGGCGTTGGTGCAAACCCAAGCTGGGTTGCGCCGGTAAGTGGCCTGAACGGCTTGACCTCAACACTGAACGTTGCAGCGCCCAACGCCACCAACAACGTCAGTGCACTGGCTGCAAGTGGTGGCACAACCAACCAATATGTTGCTTTTGTTCCAAAAGGTTCTGGTGGTTTTTCTCTTGCAATTCCAGACAACACCGCAACAGGCGGCAACGTCAGGGGCACTTACTCTGTTGATTTGGGACTGTTTCGCTCGGCAGCAAACGAAGTTGCAGAGGGAAATTTTTCTGTTTTGATTGGTCGGGGCAGGGCAATTGGTCAAAACTCTGCTGTAGTTGGGGGATCAGGCAATACAGTTGTATCTGACAACGGTTCTATTTTTGGCGGGGCCAATAACACCGTACAAACGGGAAGCGATTACTCCGTGATTGTTGGTGGAACTAACGGGCTGACGACTGGAGCAAGGTCTACTGTACTTGGCGGCACTTACGTGACCGACCGAAGCATTCCAAACGTAAAGGTGTTTGGTGCAAGCAACCTGAACTCGAGTTCATCGCAGGGCTTGCAGCAGACAATGTATTTGCAGGTTGGCTTTGAAACCACAAGCGCCGTGCTGCAAATATTAAATGCCCTGTCAACCGGAGCGGCCAGCGCAACCAATCAGATGGTGCTGGCAAACAACACCGCTTATGCCTTCCAAATTATTTGTATCGCGGGCGTGACGGCCGCCGGAAACTCAAAAGCTTGGCGCATTACTGGCGCAATAAAGCGTGCCGCAACAGCGGCCAGTACCGTTCTGGTTGGCACCCCATCCGTTGATATTTTGGCCGCAGACGCGGGAGCATCTGCATGGCTTTTGAACGTTGTGGCAGACACAACGAACGGAGCTTTGCAGGTTCAGGCAACGGGCCAAGCCGCAACAACGATTCGCTGGAATGCAAACATTGAAGCCGTTCAGGTTGGGTTCTAACCATGCCAGTTCAGCTTGACAACTCTGGCCTGGGAACTGTAACCCTTACGCAGAACGCAACGTTTACTGCGACAAGGACATACACGTTTCCCACGGCGCAGGGCGCAAACAATGAGCTATTGAGGTCTGACGGCGCTGGCGGCCTTAGTTGGAACGCAAACAATGGCCTTGGAACCGCAATGGCAAGCTCACTGCTCACCACCGGTGCCGGGGCAACAAACAACGTAAGCATACTCAATCCGTTTGCGGCTCCGACCGGAAGCGCCAGTATGTCGTTGGCGTTTGCGGGGTTTACTACGCCCGGTACAGGTTATAACTTTCAAGCGCAAGTAACAGACAGCACCGCAACCGGCGGAAACGCACGCGGCCAACCGTCAATCGATTTTCAAAAACAAAGAACCGCAGCCACACAAGTTGCCGCCGCCGCCAATGGCGTTATTTTTGGTGGCGCAAACAACGGTGTAATTGCATCTTTCGGGAATCTTAGCGTGATGGGCGGGTATGGAAATACCATTGGTAACTTTTACAGCAACAGCGTCATCATGGGCGGATCTGGCAATACCATGTCAGGCGCTACCGCCAGTTCAACAAATAATGTTATTTTGGGCGGATCGGGTAACACAATCAATATTGCCTCAGGCACTTCCATTACTAATGCCGCAATTCTTGGCGGACTAAATAACGTTGCCAGCGGAAGTGGAACAATAGTTTTGGGCGGATACGCAGGACAAGGTAGAGGTTACGTCAATGCTTTGATTTGGCCCACAGCAAACGCCCTGGCGCTTTCTTCATCAAACAGCTTGTGTCAGACGGTTACCATGACAACACAGATGTCAAATGCCGGTATTGGAGTGACCCCAACAACCAGCGATCAGACCACCACAATGACTTTGTACAACAGTCTGGCAAGTTCAAACAATTCAACAAATTTTATTACTGGGATATTTGTCAGCTTTGACACGGCGGCAGACACTTCCAGAGCATATACGTATGACAGCCTGATACGTAAAGCCGCAACTGCGGCAAGCATCACACTCATCGGCGGTTCTGTGGTGACAACCATTGTTGGCTCTTTGGTCAACGGTGCCCCTTCAAGAAACACCAACACCACGTCTGGTTCTGCAAGCATGGATCAAAATAGAACTACCGCAGCCTCTGTTGTTTCCATGAATTTTATGTTTTCGCATGAGGTCACGTACTAGCCATGCCAATACAACTTCAATCAGCAGCAGGCACTTCGGCCAATACGCAGCCGTTAATCTTTACCACCGGCACGACCGGAAATTTAACCATACAGTTTCCAGCCACCAACGGAACCGTAAACCAAGTGCTGGCTAACAACGGCAGTGGGGTGCTGACGTTTGCAACTCTTTCGGCGGCAGCGCCGACTGGCTTTACATCGGCAGCAAACGGGCAATTGCTTGCCGCTGGCGGCACAACAAACCAATCTTTTGCAGTCGTTCCAAGGGGCACCGGTTCAATATTGAACATGGTGCCAGACAACAGTTCGCTGAGCAGAGGCTTGGCACCTGGGGACAACAACTTCAAAATTAGCACATCGCAAACATCCGCTGCTTTAAGTACTTTGGGCGCTCAGAGTATTGGCCTTTATTTTTCTAGCGGGGCATATAGTGTGGCTTCTGGCGTTTTGTCGGACATCAGCATTAATTCAAATAACAGAGTCATAGCTTCCGGGTCAAATTACGGCATAGCAATTAATTGCAGTGACGCTGGCACAGGCAATGTGGTGCCCGACTCATTTTCTGTTTGTTCGGCTGGGTCATCAAATAACGAAACAAGATATTTTTCATTTCTTGGGCCGACAACAAGTTTTAATTCACAGTCAGCTACTACGGCCAGTAACAGCGGTGCAGGCCCGCACATTCAGCTCGGTAGAAACTCATTAGGGGTTCCGGTTGGGTATGACTGCATCTTGCCGACTTCAAGTACTTTGGCTACTCAGTATGTTCGATATGCGGCCTTTGGTTGCGTGACAACAAACAGCACGACGCAGTACATGTTGCCAAACGGAGCCACGCTAACAACATTGCCCGTCAGTGATTGGGGCGCTCTTCCAAGACCGTTTGTAAGTACTGGTCGAATTCAGGGGTTTTGTTGGGGTTCTGTGATTGCAATGACTTCTGGTGGCGCTCAATACAAAATTTGGAGGTTTTACCAATTGCAAGATATTAGCGGACAAGCACAGGGTGCCATTACCGTGATGGCAAACAGTGCTGGCGCGGCAGGATGGACATTTGCCAATGCAACGACGGTTGGAACAACTTCAGTTATTTTTACCGCTACCGGCGGGATCGTTGACACCATTCGATGGTTTGGCTCATGCTGGTACTTGCACATGGCTTGAGGGCTATTTAATATGTCAATTGCACTAAATAATTCCAACGCCGGGGTCGTCACGCTGACCACGCAGAACGTGGTCGGAACTCCGTACTCTTTGGCATTTCCGTTGGCCTATGGAACGTCGGGTAACTTTTTGGGCACTGATGCCGCTGGCAACGTTGCTTGGGTTGCGCCGTCAACGCTGGCATTTGGCACTGCGGCACAAAACACCGCCGCGCCAAACACAACCGTCAATGTGGGGTCTTTGACGTTGACGTCGGGCGGTATTATGGTTTTGCAGCCCAAGGGTACCGGCGCAAATATTTTTACAAACAACTCTGCCAGCGGCACAATCAATGGGAACACCAGGGGGGCTTACGCCACCGAAATTAACATGTTCAGCACATGGGGTGCGGACACCGAAATTGCATCCGGTACGGCTTCGGTTGCGGTCGGAACCAGTTCAACGGCGGCCGGTGCATACTCGGTTGCCATGGGTTTTAAATCCCAAGCAAACCCAGATTACTCTGTTGCGCTTGTCCGGGGCTATCTCGGCTCAACCGCCCAGTATTCAGTTGCAATTGGCCGAGGCTCTTACGCCACCACGCCAACCACCTACGGTGCAAGCAATCAATATTCCGTTAGCCTTAGCACCGACACGCCGTCGGGCGGCAACTACCAAGCTCATCTTGGTGGCTCTGGCAACGCCCTAAAAACGGGCGTATACGGGGCTTGCATTTGGCCCAACTGGGTGTTTGGCCCCTACACGTCAAACGTTGGCACGGACGTTGCTAAAAGGTTTGCCTACAACGGCGCTTTGCGCACCGTAAATGCAACCCCTGTTCCGGTGTATACAGATTCGGCCTCGGCCACCGGCAACGGGTATTTCAAGCTTGAGGCAAGCAGCATCAGTGCAATCGTAGATATTGTGGTTGTTGCCGCCGTCACCACGTCAGGCGGGGACTGCAAAGCTTGGCGGATGCAAAACGGGGCTGCGGTACCCACAGCAACTGGAATTTACAAGACCGACGCAACCACCACGGTAACCACCATTACGGCCATCACCTTAGGCTTTACTTACGCGTCCGCAGGGGCGGCAAGTTGGGCCGCTGCGGTTACTGTGGACAACACAAATCGGGCGTTAACTGTTACAGTTACAGGTCAGGCGGCAACCACAATTCAGTGGTACGTCTGGATGTGTGTTGATTCATTAACCTATGCATAAGGAGAAACTGCGATGAGCGAAGAACTGCAACAAAAAATGAAAATCACCCTGGAATTGGCAAACCAAATCCTGGCGTACTTGGGTCGTCAACCATACGAGCAAGTGTTCCAGTTGGTTCAATCCATCCAGGAAGCTCATAAACAAAATTTCATGCCTCAAGTTACTTCAATGGAAGTCCCCCCAGAAATCCCCCCAGAGGTGCGGCAGGCCATCAGTGACGCCGAGGTCAAGTAACGTTTTCAAGGAGTTAATCATGAACGAAGAAACCCAAGATGAACAAACCGAAGGCGTGCAACCGTCCGAGGAAGTGCCGACGTATGAGCCGCTTCGCGCCGAGCTAATGGCTAGGCCCGAAGGGACTTTGCCTGAGTTTGACGCGCTGCCGGATGACCATCCGGACAGCCCATATTTCTCGCAAAAGGACATTGACCCCAGCCAGCGAGTTTGGCCCCCGGCATGAGCGAAGACGACACGGCAACGCGCCTTGCCGTTCACGAAGCGGTATGCAACGAACGTTACAACAACATTCATAGCATGCTTCGTGACGGCGACAAGCGGATGAGCAAGATAGAGATTCTTCTTTATCTGCTCATTGTTGCCGTGTTGCTCGGCCCAGGAACGGCTGCCGAATTTGTTCGCAAGCTTATAGGGGCCTGAGCCGTAGACCCGATAACGGCCTTTGCGTTGTGCAAATCGGCCTACGAGGGCATAAAGGGCTGCGTTGCCGTCTACCAGGACTTGAAGAAGACGGGCAACGATCTGAGCAAGATCACCGGCGAAGTTGGCGGCGCACTTTCAAATTTTTTCAAAGGCCACGCAGAGTTGGAGGCCAGCCATGAAAAGGCCGAGTACCAGCGTGAAGAAAATCAGAAAAAGGGGATCAAGGACGACCTTGCCACGCAAGCCATAGACAACGTGATGTACCTGCGGCAGACCAAAGCGTTTTACGCCGATCTTGAAAAAATGGTGCGCTGGGAGATGGGTCAACCCGATCTCTGGCGCGAAATTGTTGAAGAGTATCAAAAACTGCTGGATCGGAAATCGGAGCAAGCGGCACGGGAGTTGCACCAAAAGCGAGTGAAAGCATGGCGGCGACAAAGGTTAAAAAATCTAATCCTGGACAGGGTGCTGGAAACGGTGATGGTGATTTTCGTAGCAGGTTACCTGATATGCCTAATGTGGATGATAAATCTTCATCATCGGGGTCGGTTGGATACTTTTTCGTTTTAGTGCTGTTTGCACTGGTCTTCGTTCTGGCGTTGCCACTTGTTGGGATGCTGTACGTGGACACCATGGTGGTCAAGCGTGAGGCAAAGGCGCAAATGGAAAAAGTTGAAAAGCTCCGGAAGCAGGTTGAAGAAGCTCAAAAGAAAGAAGAGAAATGATTGACCTCACAAAAGCCATTGGGGCGGTTGCCGCAAGCGTTGCCGCATTAGGGGGAAGCTACACACTTGCCGATAAATTTGGCTGGTTTGATAGGGCCATTCTTGAATGGTCACCAGAACATTTTAAAATTGTGGCAGAGACTGGACAGCCCATCAACGTCACCGTTGCGCGGATCAAGAAGCGCGATGACTGCTCCGTTGAGAGTTTCACGCCAAGCATTCGGGACGCATCAGGCATGGTGCATGAAGCAACCACCACCGCAAGCAGGTTCAGCGGCCCCGCAGGCCCAGAGATTGATACATTTACATACCAGTTGACGATGGTGAAAAAAGAGAAGATTGCTGAAGGCAAAGCAACTTTGTTGGCAACGATCAAATACAAATGCCCCGAGGGTGAAAGAAATGTTCAATACCCCCGCCACCACAATCTTAGTTTTGACCTGAAAGGTTAAAAAATGAATGATCTTTTAGCTGGCCTATTAAAAAACGTAGCCCCAGGCTTGGCGACCGTGGTTGCTGGCCCGCTGGGCGGTATGGCTATCAAGGCCATGGCAGACAAGCTTGGCGTATCTGACACCGTTGAGGCCGTAGCAAACGCCATTCAAGCCGATCCTGAAGCGGCCATGAAGCTGGCCGAGATTGACCTCAAGCAGTTCCAGTTGGAAAACGAAGACCGCGCCAGCGCCCGGCACATGCAAGAGGTGGCGCTCCAGCAAGAAAGCTGGTTTGCCAAAAATTTCTTGTACCTGTTCACCTCAATTTGGTCAATTTTTGCCATGTCTTTTTTTGCCGTGGCATCGTTTTCCTCTATCCCAGAATCCAACACCCGCATTGTTGACACCATCATTGGCGTGCTGATTGGCACCGTCCTGACCGGCTTTTTTAACTTTTTCTTTGGCTCATCAAAGGGCAGCAAAGACAAAACCGACGCGCTTGTGAGGGGTGTCAAATGAACCTGTCGCCACATTTCACCCTGGAAGAGTTGACCTACACGGATCACCGAACCATTCCCAACATTCCAAACGAGGCCGAGATTGCCAACCTGACGCGTCTGGCGGCCTTCCTGGAGCACGTAAAGATGGCGGTGGGGGGTAAGCCGGTCATGATCAATTCGGGCTTCCGCTGCAAGGAACTGAACGACGCCGTGGGCAGCAAGGACACCTCGCAACACCGATCCGGCTGCGCTGCGGACATTCGCGTGCCGGGCATGACCGCGCATGAGGTCACCACGGCCATCATCAAGGCCAACTTGGCCTTTGACCAAGTGATCCGCGAATTTGATCGCTGGACGCATGTTTCAATCCCAAGCCAGACCGACGGGTACCCTCGGCACCAAGCTTTGATCATTGACAAGTCAGGCACTCGAGGCTTTGCCTAAATGGCTCTGCGGCAATACAATCGGCCCAACAATAGGAAAGGTGCCCAGGAATGACTACAGCCAGCGTTATGACCTATGACAGCTTGGTCGATGACATCACCACCTACCTGGAGCGGACGGACACGGCGACGACCATCAAAATCCCTCAGTTCATCATGCTGGCCGAGCAGACAATGGCCGCAGAGTTGAAGTTTTTGGGCAACTTGACCGTGGCGACGTTCAACATGACCGCCAGCAACCCAGTGCTCACCAAGCCCTCACGCTGGCGCAAAACCGTTTCGATTAACGTGACCGACGCCTCCGGTGAGCGGCAGCCCGTTTTGCTTCGCAAGTACGAGTACCTGCGCGAATATTGGCCCGACCCGTCGCAGACCGACCTGCCCAAGTTTTATTGCGACTACGACTTTTACCATTGGTTTGTGGCCCCCACGCCGTCGACCGCGTTTGCCTGTGAGGTTTTGTACTACGAGCGAGTGCAGCCCCTGGACACCGCAAACCAAGTCAATTGGTACACAGAAAATGCCCCGCAGGTTTTGCTGTACGGAACTTTGCTTCAGGCCATGCCGTTCCTGAAAAATGATGAGCGCGTGCCTATGTGGCAAGCCCTGTACAAGCAGGGTATGGATGTGCTGAAGTCGGAAGACACGGCACGCATTGGTGACAGACAAACCGTGGCAGTTGACTCATGACTACATACACCT